CTTAAGGGCTTTAAGCTCGGCATAGTCATCAGCAAGATCAGTGGCCTGTACTGGTTTTTGTTTAGAGGCCTTAAGCTGTTCGATCTTAGTCTGGGTCTCCCTCATCTTAGTATTGATAGAAGCTATATACTCTAACTCCTTTTGAATAACCCCTAAGGCTTCATTATTAACTACTTGGGAGGCTATCGCTGTTTCCCTTGTGGTTAGTAAATCTCTGGCCCCTGACTTAAGGGTGGATACCCTATCATCTTTAAGGTGTTGGGTAATAGTTTGGGAGCAGGTCGGACATGAATCATTATTCATATAGAATAAATGCTCCTCAGTGCACTGCTCGATTGATCCCTTAATACCTGCTAACTCCCCAATTAGTTCTGAGGCAGTAGCATTAAGGCCTAATAGCTTAGAGGTGGGATCATCAATTAAGGAATTCGTTAAGTTAATACCATATTGAATATGGCCAGAGATCTCTGTATCAATCTTAGTATTCTTAGCTTCTACATCTTCTTCAGCCTGGCGGTTTAAACCTTCCATTTGGGTAATATACTTATCTTGGTATTCCAACTTACCCTTGTCTATATCTAATAGGGCCTTGGTATCATGCATCTTACCTTTAAGGGTGGCGGTACGTTCTTTTAAAATACCTTTCATACTAGAGAAGATTGAGACATCTAATAGATCCTCAATAACCTCTCGGCGGTGCTTAGGTTTAAGCTGCATAAAGGGTACAAATGACGAAGCGCCAAGTACTACTATTTGATGGAAGGACTTATGGTTAAGCTTAAGGATATTCTGCTCTAAGAACTTCTGATAATCACGTGAATTAGCAGATTGGTCTACGATATAACCATCTTGCCAGATCTCAAACTTATTAGGTTTAATCCCGCGGATGATTAAAAAGGTGTGGCCATTACTCTCAAACTCTACGGTAACCACCGAGTTTTTACCATTAACAGAATTGATTAAACCTTTCTTGTTAACTGCCCGGTGGGGTTTACCAAATAATCCAAAGGATAGGGCATCTAGTAAAGTTGATTTACCCGCACCATTGTGGCCTACAATCAAGGTCGACTTGTGTTGATTTAAATCAATTCTAACTTCGGTGGTGCCAGCAGATAGAAAGTTCTGCCACGCCACAAAGTTAAATTTAATCATCGAATCATAGCTCCAAGGCCTGCGTCAGTAATTGCAAATCTAAGCTTACCACATGTTGGGTAACTCTCGGCGGTCTTATATCCAACCTTAAAGTCTTTATTTTCCTCTACAGTATTAAAGTTAATCTTATGTAGTTTAGCGGCTTTATTCAAATACATCTGGCCTCTACTAGTTAATCCTGCACAGAATTGTGAATAGTATACCGCGGCCCCTAATGACATTAATACTATCTCTTTATTATTCATTGCATCTTCAATATTAAATTGATGTTGACTTGCTAAATGTCGTTCGTGATGGGATGCGTCTGCCATCCCCATTAATGCTACTGTTGTTGCTACTGCTGCTGTTATCATTTTCATTATTGTATTTCCTCATTTATTGCTTCATTATATAGTGAATTAAGTAAGATCTTAAGTTTATCTCGATCTAACATAGTATGGGCCGACTCTATATAGTCGTCCATTAATTGTTGAGTATTCTCAACATCTTCCAGTGATGTAGCTACATTCTCCCCCAAGAACTCTTGGAAGTTCTCTACTATCTTAAGTTCATGGGTGTTTATTTCTGACAATTGATCGATAAGTTTATCGAACTTAGCTACATCAGATTTCTTCTCAACTATTACCTTAACAAACTTGTCAACGTAATTATCCATATCAAATACCTGGTCTTTACTATCATCATAATATAGCTTCTCAAAGAGGGTTATTGGATTTAATATAGCGGTTACTGATTTATCTTCGGTATCGTATATATGGAACCATTTAGGATCATGGGCATCATTCCATGTAAACTCCATTTGTGATCCTAAATATCTTACTGTACCATTATTAGATTGGGTATGATAGTGGCCAGATAGAACCTTATCATAATGATCAAAGTATTTAGCGGACATACCATGGGGACTCTTAAATCCTTTAAGGACATCAAACCCTTCTAACTCTAAATGGGCCATTAGTACCCCATCATTATTACGAATATAGTTTAGATATTCTGATCGATTCTCATCGTTGATCCAAGGGATAAGATGGACACCATTTACCTTAGTGGGCTTGGTGATAATAGTTACATTAGCGGTATAATATCCTAATAGCTCTTTCAAAGAGGTAAGATCATTTGTATTCTTATAGAAGGTATCATGGTTACCTGGGATAATATCCATGTGGATACCCATCTCAGTTAATGGTTCTAAGAAGATCTTACGGTTGTGGTGGAGCGCCTTAAAGTTAATATTCTTTCGATGGTCATAGTAATCACCAAGGTGGAATATATTCTTAATATCCATAGCCTTAAGATATGGAAAGAATACGTCACGATAGAACCTCTCTTGATAATCCATAAAGATTTCAGAGGAGTTCCTAACGCCACAATGGGTATCATTAAGTATGGCTATACGCAAAACAACTCCAAACCCTTCTTAACCTTTTCCTTTTCTTCTTTAGCAAACTCTTTAATAGCAGTATCTCTCTCTTGTACCTTACTAATCTTTTCCCTTAAGGTTTCAATGAACTTCTGATCGATAGGGGAACTAGGATCAATTGAAGTAACGAATGATTCGACATCAGCTTGTTCCATGAATTTAAACTTGATATCCGCTTGCTTCTTCTCTTTAACAATTCTACGGATAAAGGCAAAGTAAGCTATCTGAGTAAAGTATGCAAAGGCATTAGGTTTACCAGTTCTAGTAGCAGCATCAATATTATAGTTATGGATAGCCTTAAGGCAGTTCTCTACCCCATCCATAACCATCTCATCACGATAAGTATATCGTACAAAGTTAGGTTTATGTGATAGGCCATTACAAATCTTCATGAAACAAGTAGCAATATAATCTGTTACTATTGGGTGTTTAACCCCGGCTTCATCAGCAGCTATAGAATCTTTCACATAGTCTACTACTGCATAGGAAAAGTCTCTATTATTAACATAATGAGGTTTATCTCTTGGTTTGATCTTTACTTCTTCAGGCATACTTTGTGTCCTCGGTTTATTAAACATGGTACCATTATATCATGTTTTTAGCCGTTTGTAAACGTTTATTCACCATTTAATTTATTTGTGGGAGACCGTGTACAAACGGTAGGGGGTATGGTATAATGGTACTGAGTACCAGCCGCCATTAAGTACCAGTACAAATTAACTATCAATTAGGCCAGGTTTAACACCACTAGGCCTATACATATACTACGTATATTCACTAAGCCCCATAGCTCCGGGCCATAGAGTACCAGTTACACCTAATGTACAACTGTACTACCATCAGGTAACTCATGGGTTAATACATCAATATCATCATCAGTATCAATACCATTAAGTACCATCTTCATATAGTAAGCCTTCATGTGGGTATCAACACTAGACTCAGCAATGATATTATAAGAGTCTAACATATGAACCTTACCAGTGGTGAATGGGAACCAAGGGGTAAACTGATAGTCTTTAACACCTTTAACTAATACTGCCATTGGTTCTTCTAAGCCTACCATAGCCCCATGCTCAGTATCAACATCATGGACGTATGCTATAATAGACTCACCATTCATTAGTTTAAAGTATTTAATGTTTAGTTCTTCTATAGTACTTGGTAGTTTATCATTCATAATGCTATTTATATGTTTAATTCATGTATTTTAAATTTGAAATGTTGTTGGGCATATATTCGAATACGTTCAGCGGAATGTTTAAGGGTATAATTTTTATGGGATCTCCAATGAAGATCATCAGCAATATCATATATCTTAGCGGCTTGATCATTATCAGCTTTACGTAGGGCCCTACCAATTGATTGAAGTATCTTAATTTGAGACTTAGAGGGGGATGCAAAGATAATATTATGTAGATTCCTAATATTAATACCAGTGGAGAATGTACCAAGGGAAGCTACAATAATAGCATTTGATTCTGTTTCAGTTATCTTTCTAATATCCTCACGAGTTTCTGCATCGGTATTACCACTTACAAAGAATACCTTCCTTCTAACATGGGCCCCTTCGCTAATCATCTTATGGAGGGGTACCCCATGCTTCTCAACGAATTGGAATAATACTAAGGTATTACCATCTTGATCTAGCGCTAAGTTTTTAATAAACTTATTGCGGGGGGCATAACTAACTATATGTTGCATCTCCTCGTGATATTTAGCCTTACTTAGGGATTTACACATTTCTTGGGGATGCTTTAAAAGGATGATATCGATTTCAACATCAGATAGATTACCTTTGTCAATTAACTCTTTGGTGGTGGTAATATTCTTAACTGGCCCAAACAAACCTTCAAGGACTAGCTTATGGGTTTGAGTACCATCAAGGGTCCCAGTTAAACCAAATCTATAAGAAGCCTCTGTACATTTAGATAGGATAGAGGTTAAAGACTTAGCCTTAAAGTTATGGGCTTCATCACCTATAACCATACCAAATTGTTGGAAGTAATCCGTTGGCATCTTATAGATCGACTGCCAAGTGCTAATGTATATCTCCTTTGATCTATCATTCTTATCACACCCTGCCATAATCTGATGGCATTGATTTACATCAAAGGTTTCATCAAATTGGGAGTAGTCTTCAAAGTCACCATACATTTGTTTAACCAAGGAGGTGGTAGGTACAATTAATAATACCTTCTTCTTGTTGTATTCTAAAAAATATCTAATTAGTAAGTATATAACTAAAGACTTGCCAGAGGCAGTAGGAGATATTAATAACCCACGGCGATGCTTCAGGCCATAGGCCACAGCATCTTTTTGGTATTCCCTTGGGGTAATTTTCTTACCATTAGATGATAAAGGTAAAGCATCGATCCAATCTACATTGTCATCATGATAGATGTCGGGTCGATCGTAGTAATGGGAATTAGAATCATCGATAGTAATATAATAATCTCGCTCATCGGCAAACTCCTTAACATAACGATATAAACCCACGGGTAAAGTCTGGGCGCGCATATCTAATAAACGTACTTTACCATCCCACATTTTATTTCTAAAGGCTGGCATATATTTGTAGCCAGGTACAAAGAACGTAAAGTACTCAGCTAATTCATGTAGTATTCCTTTATCATCAGAATCTACTATTAAGTAAGTATTGTTCTTAACTGATATCTTTATTTCCATTATACACCTGCTTCAAAAGATCTCCATTTGATAATATTACCTATCGTCTGGTGACGCCACCTGATAGTATCTAATATTTCCTTTAAAGTATCTATAAGGACTTTATGGTATTCTAATTCCGCTTGGGCCTTCTGGATATCCTCATCAGCATCATAATAATAATTCATTTCCCCTTTAAGAGGTTTATGTAAGCCATTGAAGGGATCATATTCCCACCCGAATAGATCTATTTGTGGTTGGGATAGTTTGCCATTATAATAAAGCCACTTGTTCTTAAGTAGGGTATTATAATTTAACTCTTTCTGTTTCTTTTTGAGTTTGGCTACGGTAATTAAGGATAGGTACTTCGAGTGTAATGAAGCATTCTTAATTGTAGTATCATCTAATTTGAATTGATCGATCTGGCCATCTTCGGCCCACATGTCAAGTACTTCTTGTATATCCATAATATAACTTCCTTCATAATATAATTATAT